CGTGTTGGAGGCCAAGCTGGCGTTGTGCATGGTGACGACGCCAGCCTTGGCGTTGATGGTGACGCCCTGGGTCTTGGAGGTTCCCTGGGTCACCGAAGCGCCGTAGCCAGCGCCAATGCCAATGGCCGGAGCGTTGGCAATGGTGTTGTTGGTCGGGGTCGAGATGTAGAACCCGGATGGGATGTCGGCGGGATCAGGCATGGGAGGTTCTAGGCGACCTTGCGCCGGGGCATCTGCACAATCTTATCCATATCCGGCAAGGAGGCCACCAGGTCCCCAAAGCTGGTGCCGGCCACCGGTTGAGCCGAGATGCCGTTGTCCTTGAGAAACTGACGAAGGATGTTCAGCTCAGCGGTGCTGATGGACCCATCGTCGAGCCTGGACCGCAAGTGGAGCGCCAGGTCGGTGTGGAGGTTCGACAGGACCCTTGAGGCCTCGGATTCGTTAGGGCGACCCATGGGGGCACAGGGGGGCTAGTGGGCCAATGGTAGGACCCAGGACCAGTAGTACATATGTGTGCGTGAGTGAAGAAAGAAAGGCTGCAGAAAAAAGTGGAAAGGGCTGGCTGTCCTAAGAGCTGGGGGGGCCTTACCCCCCCCTCTATATATAGTATATAGATACTATATAGCTACTATGGTTAACCATAGTGTATAGCTTCCCGAAGGGAAGCGGTTAGGAGGTAAGGTAATACCAAATACATGGTTAACCTAGGAGTAATATGGTTGACCAGGATCTTCTTTCATTGGTACTGATGATAAAAATACATAGTCATCTATAGAGAACCATAGACACCTATATTCACCTTTATTAAATTATGGCGGACGTCGTTCCTTGGGGGTGGGACCAGGGGTGGGCAAAGACGGGGTAAGGGAAAATTTTGGTCCAAAAATGCGAGGGGGTTTTTGTTGGGGAAAATTTTTGACCCAAAAATGTGAAGGGCTTACGCTATAGGCGTCAGCGGGGCACACCCCCCCTCCGGGGTTGGCCCCGCTTGTCCAAAATGGACCTGGGGGCTGTCCAGAGGCGGGCAAAGCCCAGTGATACCAAGGGGTCTGGGCCATTGCGTACCTGTCAGACAGGCAGGTGCGCAGCCTGGACAGGGGGTCTGGACAAGGGTGGCCAGGGGGTCCGGTGAGAATGGTTCTCATTCTTGACCCTGGTCCCTAAATCACAAGCCGCCCTCCAAACTTCACCCGGCTTGACCTGTGCTTATACTCAAGGGGCAACCGGGCCGAAGGTCCAAGGTTGCAACACAACCAACCGCAGTAAATCAAATGACAACGTCCTTTCTGGCCTTGTGCCTCGCTGCCCTGCTGCTGCCCGTCCTGGTGATCCTCTGGGCCACTGAGTCGACCGAGCAGCGGGCACGACGCCTGAGGCGCTCTGGCTGGTCACAACGCCGCATTGCCGAGCATCTGGGTGTTACCCGGTATCGGGTGCGTCTGGCCCTGGCCTGAGACCTGAGCCCATCCCATCCCATCCGCAGACCTGAAGCCATGACAACAACAACACCAGCCGAGCGCCTGCTTGAAACCCTCTCGGTCGAGCCTGACCACGCAGCGGCTGAGCTGGCCGACAGCAAGGCCGCGATGCTGAGTTGGGCCGGCCGTAATGGCCGGTACACCCTCGACGACCTGGAGGCCATCCTGAAGGGCCACGGCAAAACTCTCCGGGCCTGGGTTGACGACTGCGACGCGCACGGCTTCGACGCCGTTTACGACGCGGTCGCCCTGCTGACCTGGCTGGGGTATTGATTCAATGCGAGACCCTAAGCCCAACCCATGGCCCGGAAACCCCAACGCCTACGAGTGCCCGTGGGGATGCAATGGCACCGGGACCATGCCGTGGTTCGCCCATGTTCAAGACGGCATCTGCTTTAGCTGTAAGGGCGAGGGCTGGATTCTGGGACGGGGCCACGCTGCCCCAGCTCCAGCCCCAGCCCCGAGACGTCGCCGCCAATGGCGCCGAGTCGGCTCTCAGTTAATCGAGACGACCTAGGCCGCAGTTACACCGGGCCCTCATTGGGCCCCCATTCAATCAACCCTGTTGCTCCGGCGTTAGCCGGTAGGCAGGGCCTCAACAACAACACCGCAGAAAATCACCGTGACAACAGCAACAACACCGACGACAGAGCTCAGCCAAGCTGAGGCCAACGCCAAGGCATGGGCCGAAAGCATCGACGCCGCCCATGAGGCCTGGCAATTCTGCGTCGAGGAAGGCGAAGGCAAGCACCTCTCAACCGAAGCCAAGGCAGTGCTCAAAAAGCACGGCTACGACGGCGCCAACCACGACGTGGTGGCCCAATGGATCGAGGACGCCATGCAGGAAGCTGCGCTGTTGGTCGAGATCCGGGAGGGTTGGCGGTGCCCGGGAGAGTCGGCATCCATGGAGCCAACTGAGTTTCAGGTGCTCATCACCACAGGCGGGCCAGCACTTCGCCTAATGGGTGAGCTGTGCAACGGCGAGCCTGAGCGCTGCTGGTTTGAGCACCAGGACTGGGGCACACCTTGGACCCGGTACCACAGCCCGGACACCGTCGACGCCCGGCTCTGGTTTGCTGGTCTGTTCTGCTGGGAAGGCTGACCCATGCGACACCCACTCGCCGCGGTCCTAGCCGTCGTTTCCATGACCTCGGCGCTCTGGTTCTTGACCCTGGCCCAGCTGCCGCGGCCTACGGTCTACACCTCGATCCCCGATCACTCAACTCGCATCCATTTTCCCGGACCATGAACAACACCCTCGACCGCACTGACACTCATCTCATCACGTTGACCATGACCGAAGGTCATTGGCTCCGAATCCGTGCCGCCCTGCTGTGCGCTGCTGAGGATCTGGCGCAAGCTGGGTCCGACCAGGCGCCGCAGTACAAACACAGTCACGAGCTGGTGAAGCTGGGCCTTGAGCCCTGGATCGGCGGCCACGCCAACACCTTGGCCTGACGACAGCACGGAGGGGTGCTTGCACCCTTCTCTGCTGCCCTCACAGCAGCAACACACCCAACGCAGCCACGCACCATGAACAGCACAGCACCAGTTGCCCTGGTTTGGTGGAGCATCACCCACACCGCCTGGGCCTGCCAGATCGGCAACAACAAAACCCTGCACTACAACGAGCGAGACGCAATCGCCCACGGTGAACGCCTGGCAGCAGCTGTACGGCTCGGCTCCTGCATCCAGGGGGAATGGATTTGATGGCACTCACCACCACCCGCCCCAACCGCTACCACCAAGACGCCTTAGCCCTGCCAGGGGCTGAGGCCCGCAGCTACAGCCCTAAGCCTCAAAAGCTTGCACCACCTCAGCAGGGCCACCTAGCCCTTGATGGCGGTGTGCTGGGGCCCTTGTTCAATCAACCCACCAAGGAGGAGAACTGATGGCCTTTCACGTCTACGCCCACGACCAGGGCACCGTTGATTTCGTGAACAGCTACAGCACCAGAGCCGAAGCACGGGCCGCGATTAGGCGGACGATTGCTGAGATCGAGGCACACCCGAGCCACTGGGACTGGGCTTGCCCCTGGTTCCAGATCACAACGGAGCCACCGCACCGGGAGACTTATAGCTTTCCGGACATGTCCGACCATTGACGACAGCACGGAGGGGGCCAGCGCCCCTTCTCTGCTGCCCTCACCGGCGCAGCACCACAACACCCCGCTGCTCCGGCGCCAGCCGGTAGGCGGGGCTTACCCACACCCGAGGCACCCTTATGCCCACTGGTTACGAATTGATGGAGGCCTACCGCTCCTGGTGGCGAGCCAGGTACAGCACCAGCCCCAACAGCCAGGCCGTGATCCTCGCCGCGGCCTGGGCCCAGCACGTGCTCAGCACCTACCGGGCCGGCGAGGATGCAGCACCACCAACAGCCGACCCAATCAAATGAAACCCGAACCCGTCGTGTTGGCCCAGCTCCGCTCCGACCTGCTCAACGCCATGTGGCTTGTGTACCCACAGGCCCTGTCGTTGGATCAACTGGAGACAGCGGTCCGCGTGACTTACCTGACCCGGGACACAGCCTGGCTGCAAAGCGCCATCAAGGCACAGCTGTCGATGTTGAATCAGTCAGCATTGATCAGGCCCAGCACCAAGGGGTACCTGTTGACCGAGGCCGGGAGACGGGACCGCCAACAAGCAGCTCGATTCATGGGACCCACCAACAACCAACCCACACCACCAGAGGCCGCATGACAACAGACATCAGCGCCTTGCTTAAAGAGCGAGGCAAGACACACGGGTGCTACGTCACCCACGCTCTCATCACCCAAGACCTGAAGCGTGTCATCACCCACCACGTCGCTGACCTGGACCGCAGGCTCGACGACGACATGCAAGAGAGTCTGGACATGATCGCTCACAAGATCGGGCGCATCATTGCCGGCGACCCAGCTGAGCCAGATCATTGGCGTGACATTGCTGGCTATGCACAGTTGGTGGCTAACAGGTTGGAGGGTGGCAATGAATGACCTCGATGACACGCTCACCGCGATTGCCGCAGTAG